GGGGAGGAGTTGGCGGAGCTGGCGGAGGGGCGGGGGAAGGAGCGGGCGGGGATCGAGGAGTCGCTGCGCAAGCGGTTGGAGAGGTTGTTGCGGGAGCAGCAAGGGCGGGTGATGGTGCAGGTAGGTGCGGGAAGGAATCCAGGGGAGGATGAGGGGTTCTGGGAGCAAGAGGAGGAGACGCTGAGGCGGGGGGTGATGGGGGAGGTGCTGGGAAGTGCGCAGACGTTGGTGGGGTTGGCGATGGAGGATGCGGCGAAACAGTTCGGGGGGGGGGTGGATTGGGCGCTGGTGAATGCAGATGCGGCGCGTTGGGCGCGCGAGAGTGTGGGGAAGTTGGTGTCGGGGGTGACGGAGAGCACGAAGGAGGCGGTGCGGGAGGCGGTGGCGACGTGGATCGAGACGGGGGCGCCGCTGGGGGATCTGGCGAGGGCGCTGACGCCGACATTTGGGCCTATCCGGGCGGAGATGATCGCGGCGACGGAGGTGACACGGGCATACGCGGAGGCGAATGGGATGGTGTGGCGGCGGTTGGGAGAGCAGGGAATTATTTTCAAGCGAGAGTGGCGGACGGCGCGGGACGAGCGGGTGTGTCCGGTGTGCGGTCCGCTGGATGGAGTGATAGTGGGATTGGAGGAGAAGTTTCCGGGAGGGCTAGCGGGGCCGCCAGCGCATCCGCGATGCCGGTGTTGGGTGGTGCCGAAGGTGGAGAGATGATCACGCCGGAGGGGTTCGAGCGGGCGAGCGCGCAGGTGGCGGCGCTGAGGGGGAGGCTGGGCGATTTCCCAGAGGTGGCGGAGGAGGAGATGGGGCGGGCGCTGACGCTGGCGCTGTTGCTGCTGCAGGGGGCGGCGGCGGATTATCCGACGCAGGTGGCGGGGAGCGGGTATCGGCGGACGGGGACGCTGGGGCGGTTGTGGACGGCGGCGCTGCCGGAGGTGCGGATGACGGGGAGCGTGTTGGAGGGGCGGATCGGGAATGCGGTGCCTTACGGGCCGCTGGTGCAGGGGCCGGAGGATCAGATGGCGATTCACAAGGCGCACGGGTGGAGGACGACGGAGGATGTGGTGAAGGGGAATTTGGCGGCGATTGACGGGCTGATGGAGGAGGCGGGGGGGCGGATGGTGGAGCGGTTGGCGAAATAGATATTGGATATTGGGTATTAGATATTATAGGGAGGGGTGATTATGTTGATTCAGGATTTTTTGTTTGCGGAGTTTGAGGAGGGGACGCCGGTGGAGGTATTGCGGGTGGGGGAGTTTGTGGATCGGAATGGGCGGGCGGTGGAGATCACGGAGGAGGATCTGGAGGCGTTCGCGGCGAGTTTTGCGGCGGGGGCGGCGGGACAAGAAGTGCCGGTGGATGTGAATCACGAGCGGGAAGAGGCGGGGGGCTGGGTGAAGAAATTGTGGCGGGAGGGGGAGACGTTGCTGGCGAACGTGGAGTGGAATGAGTTGGGGCGGCGGCTGGTAGGAGAGAAGGTGTATCGGTATGTGTCGGCGACGATTGATTTGGTGGGAAAGGTGATCAAGTCGGTATCATTGGTGAATTTCCCGGCGGTGAAGGGGCTGCGGCCAGTAGAGCTGAGTGAGGGAGTGTATGGGCTGGCGGAGGAGCCGGGATTACTGGAGCGTGTCGTGGCTGCTGTGAAGGCAGCTTTTGAATCTGAAGATGAAGGAGGTGAGGAAAAGGGAGAAGATGAGGTGGAATTGGTCATCCGGAAGGAAGAGAATGAGATTGTGCTCTATTCGAAGGATGGCAAGAAGATACTGGGACGGTTCCCGTTCGGGCCGGGGCAGAAGTACGCGGACGAGGAGAGTGCGAGGGCGGCGGCTGAGGAGCGGGAGAAGGAAATTGAGAGGATCAAGCATAGTAAGGAGGCGAGTGAGATGACTGATGAAGAGAAGGCCAAACTGCGTGAGGAGATCCGGGAGGAGCTGCTGGCAGAGATGGCCGAGAGGGAGACGACGCTGGTCGAGCTGCGGGAGCAGGTGCGAACAGAGGTCGAGGCGGAGATGGCGGAGAGGTTCGAGCGGCGCAAGGAGCTGAGCGAGTTCGCGGAGGAGTTGTGCGGGGGCGACGAGGCCGGTCTGAGCGCGAAGCCGGAGGAGGTGGTGGAGTTCCTGGAGGCGCTGCCGGAGGAGCAGGTGGAGGCGGCGCAGGCGCTGCTCAAGAGCAAGGTGGTGGATTTCACCGAGCACGGGTCGAGCCGGGGTGGCCAGGATGACAAGAAGAAGGTGCCGGAGGAATTTGCGGTGCACCTGCGGGATTGGGTGCGAGCGGGGTTCGAGCTGGCCGAGTTCTTCGAGGATAACGAGCTGGGCGATCCTGGGGAGTATGATCTGGCAGAGTTTGAAAAGAAGGAGGGTAGCGATGGCTGATCTGACGAAGGATGCTTCATTACGAATATGGGGCGAGGCTTTTACCGAAAAGTGGACGCTGGACAACAGCGCGGCGCAGGCGATCTACAAAGGGCAGCCGATGATCATTGATCAGAGCGAGGATACGGTGTATGTGCGGGGGTTCGTGGATGCGACGGAGGTGGCGAACACGGATATTTTCATCGGGATCGCGGCGGAGGGGAAGACAGTGGCGACGACGGACACGGAGACTGACAATGAGATCGAGGTGTACGTGGAGCCGACGATCCTGGGGTTCAAGTCGGCGGTGTACACAGACGCGGACGTGGGCGACCCGGTGTATATGAGCGACAGCGGGACGCTGAGCGCGACGGTGGGGGACAATCCGGTGCTTGGAAGGGTTTCTGGTGGCGCTGAAGGAGTATCCGGCCGACTGGAAGAAGGTGGCGATGGTGGCCAGCCTGGATGGGTCGGCGATGGATCTGGTGGATCTGGGTGCGGCGCCGATGCCGAAGAGCAGCAAGAGCGGCATCACAGTGCAGGATATGATCGAGAAGACGATCGAGGTGAAGCCGGAGGACTGGGATATCACGGTGTGGATCTCGCAGAACGCGATTGACGACGACCGGACGGGGAGTTTGCTGCGGCGCTGCAAGATGGCCGGGCAGAATTTCAATAAGCACTTGAACAATCGCGTGTTCACGGTGCTGAATGGCGGCGATGGATCCACTTACGGCGCGTGTTACGATGCCAGTGATTTCTTCGATAACGATCACGTGGATGCGGGGGCGAACTATCAGACGTCGCAGAGCAATGAGGGGGCGCTGGCGCTCTCAATCGACAACTTTGAGACGACGTGGGTGGCGGCACAGGGGATCCGAGATGATCAGGGGGAGTACACGCTGTACAATTATGATCAGCCGGTGGTGCCTCCAGCGCTGTATCGCGAGATAATGCAGATCGTGAAAAACGAGTGGTCATACGATACAGCGATGCGGGAAATCAACCCGTACAAGGGGAGCTTGAAGCCGCCGGTCGTGAGTCCGCAGTTGGACAGCACGGCGTGGCACCTGGTGGCATCGGGCGAGGCGATCAAGCCGTTAATCGTGGCGATGCGCAAGCAGCCGACGCTGCAGGATGCGTGGTTTGATCCGACGGCGCCGAACGGCGGGCGGCACTATTTCAAGTTCTTTGCGCGGTACGAGGTGCACTATGGGGACTGGAGGTTGGCGTATCAGGGCAATACGTAAAGCGTGGAACGCGAAGCGTGAAACGTGATACGTGAGGGGGTGGAAGTGTGCGGGTATTTGCGTATTGTATAGCGAAGGCGGAGAAGGCGGTGATGGCGGCGACGGGGGTGGAGCCTGTGACGTCGCCGCCTATGATCGCGGCGCAGTTCGATCCGCAGTGGCTGGAAGGGCATGACTTGCTTTATTTTCGGCTGCACGGGCTGCCGGGCCAGGTGGGATGGTTCGGGGACAATGGTTTGCTGGCGCTGACACGGGTGCACGTGGATGTGGCGGACCTGGGCGGGGCGGTGGTGGTGGTGGCGAATTGCTACAGTGCGGATAATGATCCGATGGTGGATGCGCTGCGGCGGGCGGGGTCGGAGGCGGTGATCGCGGGACCGGGTCCAAATCTGGCGGCGGGGAACAAGATAGTGGGGACGGATTTGCTGGTGCAGTGGATTATTCGCGGTCTGCGAGTGGGGATGGGGCCGAGGAAGGCGTTGGCGGTGGCGAGGATGCGGCTGGGTTTGACGGCCTGGCGGGCGTCGGATCGGGATGCGCGGGGGTTTAGGATTGAGAATTGAGAATAAAGGAGGATACGATGGATAGCAAGCAGAGGTGGATCAATGTGGGGATGGCGGTGGGGATGGCGTTAGCGTTGGTGGTGGCGGTGATGGCGCTGACGCAGGCGGGGGTTGAGTATCAGGAGATGAGTTTGACGGGGATCGGCTGGATGCTGGATGGCGATGCTACGGATCTGCTGGTGGTGGATCAGACGGGGACGGGGGATGTGGCAGAGTTCCGGGACGATGGAACGGTGGTGATGCGGATCGTGGATGGCGGGCTGATCACGACGAGCGGGGCGTTGCACGTGGGAAGTACGATCACGGCGACGACGCTGGTGACGTCGTACACGAATTTGGACGCTAGCGGAACGCTGAACGTGGATGGAGCTACTACGTTGAATAGCACGTTGGACGTGGATGGGGCGACTACGCTGAACTCGACTCTGGATGTAGATGGCAATGTCTCCTCTGGCACTGGCCTGATTACTGTTACTGATGGTATTCATCAGGCTATCAATACAACCTATGAGAATGTGGGTTTGCCATCGGTGGCTACCGCCAGCTTCACGTACACTGCTGGGGCTGGAGGAACTGTGGCGCTCTTTACTATCGGCGATGGTGAGATCTGGATTGTGCACGATATCTATGTGAATGTTACTACGAACTTTGACTGCACTGGCGATGATTGTACTGTCCACATCGGCGATGGTGGTGATGAGGATGGATTGTGTGACTTAGATGATGGAGAGCTGCAAGCGGCCGATGTTGAAGTGACCGGCAGTGCGGCGGGCTGGCAATGCTTTGGCAGCGCAGATGTCATCGGCGCGTACATTGCGAGTGGAAGGGGCTTTATCTATGCTCCATCAGGCTCAGCCGAGACCATTGATGCAGTGCTGGCTGCATCCGGGGATGATTTCTCAGCCGGTGCAGCCACTGTGTACGCCGTCTATACTCGTGTTCAGTAAGGGAGCGATATGGCTGACAAAAAGTATGAGGTGAGGGTGCGGGAGGATTATCGCTGGCCGGTAGTGCGGATCGCCGATCGGGAGTTCAGCAAGTCAGTGGTGGTGCTGGCGGAGCACGAGATGAACGATGAGATCAGGCGTGCGGGGGGGAAGGGATATTTGATATTGGATATCAGGGAGGTGGCTGCGCCTGCGGCGAAGGCGAAGAAGCCGCGATCGAGGAAGCCACGGACGACGGGGGGTACAGGATGAGGGCGCGACCGGCTTATGCGGCGACTTTGGGGGCGGAGGGGGTGGCGGCGGATACGGCGTACGTGTTGGTGGATCTGAGCGATACGACGAATTATCCGCACAGCGGGACGGCAGAGTTGCATCTGCTGGCATTGCTGTTGAATGCGGAGACGGTGGACGACGGGGATTACGATATCTGGGTGGGGGTGGTGACGGAGAACGATGCTACGGATGGGTCGGTGTCGTGGGTGCACTGTTTCCACGCGCAGCACGTGCAGAATCCGACAGATAGCACGGGTCGGCTGGCGGCGGTGATGGCTGATTTCACTTTGGGCGGGAGTGTGCCGGAGGGGATCAATCTGAATGTGGTGAGCGGGGCGCTGACGAAATTCGTGACGAATCTGACGCAGGCGGATAACGCGAACTGGCAGAACGATACGGGATTGGCATCGCCGGTAGGGGCGGCGGGAGGAACGACGGGAAAGCCGGGGGTGGGGGATCTGGTGGTGTGGGTGGAAGAGGTGACGGGGAACACGCTGGATTTCTGTATCACGGCGATCTATGGGTCGGCGTGATTGATCAGGGAGGGATGAAATGAGAAGTGAGATCAGAATGAGTGGGAGGCTGGGCGTGCGGCGGGTGGGGGCGCGGGGGCCGGGCTGGGCGTGGAAGCTGGGGAATCTGCGACGATTGCTGCCGGGATTGTGGCGAGTGGGATTGGCACGGTTGGTAGGAATGCCGTTCATCGCGGGGCGGTTGTACGTGCGGTTAATCCGGGCGAATGGGAACGTGGTGAATTATGGGCTGGTTTCGACGCGGGTGGTGACGACGGCGTTCGTGAATTTTATGGTGGATCAATTGCAGACAGAGACGAGTGAATGGGGGGATTTCAAGTATCACGACAGCGGCGTGGGGACGACAGGGGCGGCGGTGGGGGATACGGATATCGAGACTACAGACGGAGAGGATCGGGCGACGGGATCGCAGACGGAGGGGGGGAGCGCGAATATCTACAAGAGCGTGGGGACGATCGCGTACACGAGCACGAAGGCGATCACGGAGCACGGGTTGTTCAGCCAGGCGAGCGGGACGACGCTGCTGGACCGGCACGTATTCAGCGCGATCAATGTGGCGAACGGGGATAGTATCGAATTCACATACGAGCTGACGTGCACGGCCGGAGGATGAGTGAATG